AGCTTCTCCAATGCATTGATCAATTTACTGATGGTTCGGTTTGTATGCTTGCATTATGGCTACGACCCCATCGGTGTTGTGGAGGGCGACGATGGGCTATTTCAATTGACAGGCCCCGCCCCCACAGCGGATGATTTTGCTGATTTAGGGTTTTCAGCCAAGATCGAGTTGTTCGATTCAGTCAGCGAGGCAGGTTTCTGCAAGATGAAGTTTGGTGATGACATGGTGCAGATCACTGATCCAATTGAGCGTCTTGTGAAATTTGGTTGGACGAGTTCCAATTCCGTGTCACATCGCGTTCGTTGGTGTCTGTTGTTCACCAAAGCGTTGAGCCTCAAAGCAGAGTATCCTGATTGCCCTATCCTCGGGCCCTTCGCTGACTGGATTGTTGAGTGTTGCCGTAACTCTGGTGTGAAATTGACCCGCTTTTTCGATGAAGACCGCGGCTGGACCGCGTCCAAGTTGGAAAACGGTGCACGATTCGCACCATCGAGGGTGATGCAAAGCACTCGTTTGGCTATGTCCCGTATTTATGGCATCGAACCTTCCGTCCAGATAGACATAGAACGTAGTTTCACTGGTCCACTCCATTATTTGGATTTATCTTCTGTGGTATCGCGAGTCCCAGGAGAGTGGATTGATTGTTGGAACACTTATGTCTCCTGGCAGGCATAAAATATTTTCTGTGTTTTGTAAACCAGTATGCCGAAGAAGCCAGTTAAGAAAGTTCGTCCTACCATGACACGTCGTTTGCGTGGTAAGGGTGCCTATTATCCAGGCGGGTTGCAGCAACGCATCCTGCGTGGTCGTGGTAACTTCTTGGGGGATGTTGGTAACTTCTTCAAGAAGATTCCTGGCCCATTGTTTAGCGCAGCAGGAGCTGTAGCAAATACAATTTGGCCGGGTGCAGGTTTGGTCACCGAGGGTATTCGCAAATTGGTCGGAGCTGGAGCATACACGCTCGTCCGTTCCAATGCTATCCTTGCGCAGCCTGTTCCACGTGTTGGTTCCACTCAGGATGTTGGAATCACATATTCTCATTGCGAATTCTTGGGCGACATTACCGGTTCGACTGACTGGGAACTCACCCAATTTCATGTGAACCCGGGACTTCCAGAGTGTTTCCCGTGGTTGTCTGGAGTCGCGTCCAATTTCCAGAAATATCGGATCGATGGTCTCGTTTTTTATATCCGCTCTACGTCCAGTGTGGCTATTGCGGACACTCAGAACCTCGGTCTCGGTACTGTCTTGGGCGGGTTCCAGACCAATGTTTATGACAAAGCCCCTTCGTCCAAGTTGGAGTTCCTGTCCTTGAGTGGCGCCCGTTCAGGCAAGCCAAGCGAGGACCACATCTTCCCGATGGAGTGTGATCGCTCCAAGAATGTGTTTGGAAACCTACTTGTTCGAACCGTTGGCGTGTCGGATGATCTGGCTAAGTATGATCATGCGGTGTTCAACTTGGCCACTGTCGGTTTCCCCGGCGCCTACTATCTTGGTGAGTTGTGGGTCAGTTACAAGCTTACCCTTATGGCTCCCAAGGTTGAGTCTGCTGTGCCGGCTATTACAACTATTCCTTTGAAATCAGCAGATACGCCACCAGTGTACACTCGAAACTGGCAGATTGCTAGTACCTATACAGCTGGTGGCGATGATCGTCTTCTTTATTCACCAAATCTTACGGATGCAACAAACTTTCAGAACTACGCCGGTTGGTCTACCGGGGTGGGTGCTGACGGTTATGGTTGCACAATCATCCCGTCTGGAACCATTGGGTACTATCTAGTTCAGCTTAGTATTCAGAATGGTGCAGCTCAGAGTGGTGGTGTGTATGCACCGTCTGGTTTGGAATTTGCTGTTATCGACAATAGTGGCACATTCGAGGTCGATAATACCACTATTTTCGGTACTAATTATTCTGATGTTAATGGGGACAGCACCTATGGCTTCCAGGAGGTTGCCCAGGTGTTTCATGTTCAGGCTTTACCTGATAAGCCCATGAAGGTGCGTGTTTCCGCACTTGCTCCTCATGCGCCATACAATTATACATGGTATTCCATCAACGTGATTCGGGTCCGACAAGCTGTTCGCATCGAATCCGTCTTCTACGACTGTGAGTCTGGCTCAAAAGGTTCAGCGTGTCATGCGTTCGCGTGCAAGTTTTGCCGCGGAGGCTGAACGCAAGGTGCCAATTGTCCAGACTGAGAGTTTAAAAGACTCTACGGCTCGAGCTGTGCTGATCAACAGTCAGCCCGAGCCGGATCCAGCCGTCCCAGCCCTCGTCCGTCAACATGCAGTTCAGACGAGTCGTGGGCCACAATTGCCGAACCGTTGAGCTCGGTTTTTGCAAACAGTGACGATGTATAGCGTCAGCCCTTTATAGGGTAGGTTCCCCGAACCTTGAGAAACGGGGAGTTGGCCACTATCGGCAACTGCGCGTCGGGCGTGGGGACTCGAACACGAGCGTACCTTTGGGGGAGACCTCTTATTAGGCGC